TTTATTAGCACGTTTTGGAGAACCTTTTTCATAACCAGGACGCTCTTTAAACTCCTTGCGGAATTGTGTAATACGTTCTAGTACGTCCTTTTCAGGTTTATCAGTAAGCACCATGAGCAGAATTTCACTTAAGAACTCCTGCATGAATACAGGCGTATCTGATCGGCGTAAATCTAAGCCCATTGCTTTAACTTTACCATCTTTGCCTTCAACATCCTTACGTACACCTTCATCATCATACACAAGAATCGCATAACGCTTCTTGGTAATAAACAAACCTGAACTGCCTACAATTTCTCTACCTGCTTGAATTACTTCAGCACGGCTTTTTGGACAGTGAAATGCTTTGCCCATAAACTTTGAAAATGTTGAATTTGCTTCTTCGCAAACCTGCTCATACAGTTTGGTAACATTTTCTTTACTCCAAGGAATATTGCCTGCTTTTATTTCACTTTCCAGTGTGCTGTATGCTGAGAAATACACAGAGTCAGTGTCACCATATATAACTGCTTTGCCTACGTGGTCATATTCACCTGTAATAACCTTGTTTACTTCAGCACTCATGTGCTTGACGATCTGTCTACCTGTGAGTGTTGTTGATTGTCCGATTCTCTTATCAAAGAAACGGCAACCAGGATTGAGAATAGCACCGTATAAACTATTAAGATTAATTTTTTTAACAAGTTGTCGCTTATCCCAGAACGCAATTTCTGTATCATTGCCTGCTTCCTGTGCTTTTTTCTTCATGCCTTGAAGCTCTTTACGTTCAGCATACCAACGCTTCAAGATACCTGGAATAACACCTTCAAATTCTGTTGTAAATATAGTGCCATTAGCACTCAACATCCATGGACGGTTGCTGTCGAATACCATTTTGTATACTTCAGCACCACTCATTACATCAGTTTGGCCGTTTTCCCAGTCCACAGTAATAGCAACATCATTACGCATTTCCATCACTGCTTCATATTCATGTGTTCCAAACTTGCCTTCCCAAGCACCAGCAAATGATTTCTTTTGAAGACCCATTGCTTCTTGTAGATAAGAATCTGTATGTTCAGGACGTAGTTGTCCTACGATAGTTTCTGGAGCCATATTCAATGCTCGAATCACTGATGGATACAGTGAGTTCAAGTCCATTGAGCCAATCCACTTGTGAATGCCTTTTTTAGGAAACGCAACATACGCACCTGCTGCCTGTGTGCTTTCATCATCTCGCTTGGGACGATTAGGCACTTGTAAACCTCTATGATGTGCTTCATTAATGATTGCTTGTTCTGTAACAGCAACAGCACCCATAGTAGTTTGTAGCAATACTGTGTTTGCGTGAGCAAGTTCATTGCTTAGGTCAATAAAACGCAGTTTCTTATCCAGTTTATCTAGTAGTGCGGTATCCTGAATGTTATATTCAATAAACTTGCGGAAGTCATTGTTGTATAGTTGATCCAGTGTGCCTTCATATGGCACTTTGTTTTCGCCTACTTCAATCTCACCAATAGCATCCAGTCGATATGAGTGACGTTCTTCATATGTGTATTTGCGATACAGTTCCAAACTGTCCAAGTGTACACGACCAACTAGATCAAACGTTTCTGAAGTCTTGCCATAACGTTCATATTCACGCTTCTTAGGAAGTTGTCCCCACAAACAAAAGCGCCTTGTATCATCTTTAGATAATACACGACTTGTTCTGTTTACAGTATACGGAATATCATAGCCTTCTGAGTTCCAACCGCTAAGTATGTCAGCATCTTCTATAAGTGTTAAGAAAGTGTCAATCATCTCACCTTCTTTTTCAAACAGTATTACGTTATCGATACCTTCAAGTTCTTCTTTAGCCTGCTCCATTGACAACGTCTTAGGTGGAACTGCCAAACAGATCATTGTTTCCATCCACTGTAAATATACCGATATAGAAGTAATCGGCATAAATGGATCGCTAGGATCTGCGAATCCGCGTTCTGGATCAAAGTCTGTCTCAATATCGAAGAACGCAATGTTTAGTTTAGGTGCGTCTTGATTAAGATAGTTTTCTGATAAGCATTGGAATATTGGATTGATGTCGCTTTCGAATAGTTTTTTGTTTTTATTGATAGCAACTTCTTTTCGAAAGTCTTTTGTGTTCTTACAAACAATACGACTTAGTGAATCTCCGTAAACACTCTTGTATTTGCCTTTAAGGTCTTCATAATAGAACGTGTATTTTACGGGATATTCTGTGAACTGTCTTTTATCTTCTTTGCGTTCAACAACTCGAATGATATCGGCGTCGCGATCAAAGTAAGCGTCTACGTAACTCATTTTTCTCCTCGTTGCTTATGGCCAACTTAACCTTCTTCATGCTCGCAATATGCTTGAGCGATAGTATAATATACTATAAATTTATTTATTTGTCAATACTTTTGTTTGTAATAGATTAGGAATAAGCCAATTTACTACAAATTGTTCATGTGCATATGTACCATAATGCACGTGGTCATCTTCCTTTTGTATTTGATTTGTTTCAAACCATTCTTTTGCTGTGCCTTTTATATAGGTTATTTTTTCTAATAGCCATTTATAATCTTGTATAATAACTTCGTCGATACAATCAAACCAAGAATAGAAAATACAAGGAACTGAAAATGAATCGCATATATATTGCATTTTTAAAATATCTTGGAAGAAATTATTTTCAATCCATTTACTTAGAAGAACATTTTTTATCATGTAATCGTCTGCATTTGTTTTTATGCCAGTATTGTTGAATATATATTGTGCATTGTTTCTAACATTCCAGGTGTAGTATCCTACACCATTAAAGCAGCTTTGATCTTGATCTTTTCCTTCGTTTGCTCTTTCACCTAATGTAAGTCGATGCATTTCTGTTAACTGTATTACAACATAATCTGGTTGGTGCTCCTGTATGCCGCCGTTAAGTTTATCTATAAACATACCGTTGCCTGCCCCAGGACTAGCAAAGTTAATTACTTCACAATTAAGATGTTTTTCTAAATGTACAGGCCACGCATTACCCCATAAGTTAGAGGCGTTGCTGTCGCCTAACGTGAGAATTTTCATCATTCTCCTATTATGTCTGCTATCTTGTGTGCCAGTTGACGGAACCAAGTTTCATCGTGTCCCCTAGTAGTTTCTGCCGCAGTACCTATGCGTATACCCGAAGTTTCTAAAAAGTTTCTAGGATCATTTGGCACACCATTTTTGTTTACAGTGATACCTTGTGCTTCTAGAGCATCGGCTGCTTCACGTCCGCTTATGCTTGTGCCTGCTAGGTTGATTAGAATAATGTGACTGTCAGTACCACCTGTTTGCACCATTATGTTTCGTTGACGGAATACATCACACATTGCTTTGGCATTTTGAACTACGTCTCTAGCATATATGTCAAAGTAAGAACTGTCTGCTTCAATAAATGCCTGTGCTTTGGCAGCAATGATGTTCATCAAAGGTCCGCCTTGTGTACCTGGAAAGATTGCTGAGTTGATCTTCTTGGTAAATGCTTCGTTGTTCCACAGTATAATACCGCCTCTAGGACCGCGTAAGGTCTTGTGTGTAGTGCTGGTTACTACGTCTGCATAGTCTACAGGGTTATCGTACACACCGCCTGCTATAAGACCGCTGTAGTGCGCCATGTCCACTAACAGTAATGCACCTACACTGTCAGCAATGCTTCGCATATTTTTCCAATCAATCTGTCGAGGGTAAGCACTAGCACCTGCTACTAGGATATGCGGCTGTTTACGTTGTGCTTGACCGTAAATAGCATCGTAGTCTAGCCAGCCTTCTTCATTAACACCATAGGAAAATGCTTGATAGTTTTTACCTGATATGTTTACAGGAGCACCGTGTGATAGATGTCCACCGCTGGCTAGATCCATGCCTAGTATCTTATCACCTGGCTTGAGGAATGCTTGATACACTGCTGTATTAGCATTAGCACCCGAGTGTGGTTGAACATTAGCAAACTCGCAACCGTATATGTCTTTGAGTTTTTGAATGGCCAGCGTTTCAATTTCGTCCATATGCTCGCAGCCGTTGTAGTACCGCTTACCTGGATAACCTTCTGCATATTTGTTTGTGAATACCGAGCCACACAAATCCATTACTGCTTGACTAGCAAAGTTTTCACTAGCAATTAATTCAATGGTGTGTTCTTGACGATTTATTTCTTTGTCTAGAATTTTTTGTATTAGTGGGTTCATTTACTCGTGTCTACTATACTTGTCAGAATAGATTATAGTTATGCCTATGCCAATCGGGGCAATCATCATAACAGCACCTAGACCTAATATTGCTATTAGGTCCACAACTACTTATCTCTGCCGACAGTTGTAATAATTGTTTCTAAGTCATCAAAGTCTGAATACACTTTGTCCCAGTCACCATTTTTAGCAATTTTGATTGCTTTGTTGATTAGTGCTGGTTTGACATCTAGTTCTTCTGCAATCGCTTTTACAGTTTCTCGCAATCCAGTTTGTAAATCTTCTACTTCTTGAAGGACGGTTACTCCTTCGTTTACTAGTCTTTCTAATTTAGCCTTTTCTTCAGGCCCATATACTCTATCGCTCATAAGGTCTCCTTACATTTAAAATGTTATTATACATGATTTAGTGTATTGTGTCAACAGGAGACTAGATTTTATTTTTAAGTGTTTCAGCTAGTTTATTAGCAATAGATACTTTGTATGATTCTTTCTTTTGAAACTGCGGAGGAACTTTGCCTTTCTGAGGCTTAGAACCTTTTTCTTTTGCAGCCTTTTTCATAGGCTCTTTCTTGTCCCCGTCACCGTCGAGATCTAAGAAATCAGGTTTTTCGCCTTTGCTTTCTTCTACTTGCTCACCAAACTTCATATCGTAATCTAAGTGATGATAAACAGATCCTAAATAATCTGCTGCTTTAGTAATTTTTGACTGTACCCAACCTTCTAAGCCTGCTGATTCAGAAACACCTTTTAGCATTTCGTGGAGTTTGATAGAATACTTTGCTATTTTATATAATTCAGCTCTTGCCATTTGAACTTCGTGATCACGCTCAGCAACGTCTGCTAAATCAGCTAAACCTTCTTTTAATTCTTTTTCTCTCATTAGTATCAACTCCAAGTTATATTGTATTTATCTCTTTATGGCCTTCCCGCCCATTATATTTTTATTTACGTCAAGAGCGTTTTTTGCTGTGCCATCTGGATTTTTAATCTGAGGCGCTTCTGGAGCACCGTATTTGCCTTTTTTCGCAACCTTTCTTTTAGCACCTGGAACACTTGCTATACTAGCAATGGCTCCTGCTGATGTTGCTCCTGGTGTTGCTGCTTCTGCTAGGCCCCAACCTTTGTCAAGATAGTCTTTTTCTTTATCTTTATCTATAACAATAGTTTTGCCGTTTTTGCTAACCATTACTTCTTTGCTAGGATCTTTAAGTTGCCTCGGTAGTTTTGCTTCTTTTGCTGGTTCTTCATCTTCTGTATCAGAAAGATAATCATAAACTTTATAGCCACCGTATAACAATCCCACTACAGCAAGAGCTGGAATACCATAATCTTTTACTACTTTAGCAATATCAGCAAGTTCTATATCACTAAATACTTCTTTTAACGTATCATATGCATCACCGAGGATGCTAGCAACTTCATATGCTGCCATTCCGCCACTACCTACACCTATTCCAACTCCTATGTCTTTGACTGCTTTAGGAGCCTTAGCAGCAGCCTGTGCTGTTTTTTTAGCAGCCTGTTTTGTTGCTTGCGCAGCGCCTTTTTTAGCAACTTCTTGAGCTCCTTTCTTAGCCATCTGCTTTATTAGCATTCCGCCGCCAACTCTTGTAGCAGCAACAATTAATGGTATAAACCAAACTGCTTCATTTAACTTTGTTTTTGATTCTGTTATATCTCTAATTCTCATAATTCTGCCATCCTGTGGTTTACTCTACTGTGATGTTCTTCATCTGCTCTTACATATTTAATCATATCTGACAGTTTTGCACTCTTTTGCATACCGTAATAATCTATTGCTAATTGCGGAGCAGGCGGATTAGGTAGTTGATTGTTTTTGATCATTTCTAAATAATTAGTGTAACTACGCACTGCTTCTTCTTCAAAATATGCTACCATCTTGTGTGCTGTTCGAGGAAATAAGATATACATCACAAAGTAAAACACCCAAAACACTGCTTGAGCAAATAAAACTAACAGTCTTTCAAATAAATTTGGCTGTGCTATTTCTATAAAAAACATCAAGTGCATACGTTCATTTTCTGCTTCTGCTAATAGTTCGCGTATAATAGGACCATAGCCTGTTTTCATTTGGCGTAAACTTTTTAAGTGTAGCCACATACCTGCAACCATACCGGGCACACCTGCGATTGTTTCTAATACAACTGCTCTATGTCCATATCTTTTTCTAAAAAACACATCAGCAAAAAAGCGGAAAAACTTAGTCATAAACATAGCAGTTACGTCTGATATTTTTTCAGCGTAGGTCATTTTTTCTTGCCACCTTTCATGTTCGCGCACCAGTGATACATTTTAGCACGTTCGCCTGATGAATTTTT